GTACTTATAGCAAATATTTGTGGAGTTGCTGTTTCTGGTGCTTTAGTTGGAGCAGGATTGTCCACACTTATTTATATCTTATGCACTAAGGGCCAGTCTCCCATGTTTCTGAGTAATTCAGGGGCCTTTGTTGCTCCCGTTATGATGGCTTTAGCAGCGGGTGGGTATAGCGCTGTAGCAATTAGTGGTCTGATAACTTGTGTCATCTATTGTATATTTGGAGCCGTATTTACTAAAGTTCCAGTTGAGAGCATATATAAAATTTTCCCTCGCTCTCTTATAGGTGCAGTCACTTGTGTAATCGGCATTAATCTCATGCCTTTTATTTTAACCTACGTACAGATTAATGGTGCAACAAATATTTGGGGAATTGTAATTGCGCTAATTACTATGCTTAGTATTGCAATGATTTCGCATTATTCCAAAGGTATGTGCAAGATTTTACCGTTCCTTTTAGGCACACTTATTGGATATGGATTTGCAATTATTCTTACTATAACCAATGTGTATTCTATAGTTGACTTTAGTGTATTTAATAATCTTACACTTTTTAATATACCCGACTTTGCTTTTACTCATTGGAGTTCTGTTTCTTGGGAAACAATCATTCCTATAGCAGTAATTTATATAGCATATACAATTTCAGCCATGATGGAATGTCTCTCTGACCATGCAGCGCTTGGTGGTATTATTGGAACCGATCTCTATAAGACTCCGGGACTGGGACGCTTATTTATTGGCACAGGTGTATCTAATGTAATAGGCTCGGTATTTGGCGGTCTAGGTATTTGTAGTTACGGTGAAGGTGTCGCTTGTGTAGGGTTCAGCAAGGTAGCATCTGTATGGGTCACTGGAGGCGCAGCAATCATTCTTATTCTTCTTGGCTTCCTCGCTCCCGTACAGGCTTTTATTGCCTCTATTCCTAGTTGTGTATTCGCAGGTGCCGCAACCATCCTCTATGGCTTTATTGCTTGTAGCGGTGTTAAGATGCTTCAAAATGTAAATCTCAATCAGCAGAAAAATCTAATTATTGTATCTTCCGTATTATCTCTTGGTATTAGCGGCTTAGCTATTGGTGGAGGAACAATCTCTATTTCTGCTACAGCTCTGGCCCTTATTGCGGGCGTAATTCTTAATTTAATCCTCAAGGAAGGTGTCGCTAATGAATAAGCCTTTATTTCTCTTTGTCGGCAAATCTGCTTCGGGCAAGACTACTATAGCCAATATGCTCGAAGCAGACGGCTACACTCAAGTTAGTTCTTATACAACACGCCCTCCTCGCTATGAAGGCGAAATAGGGCATACATTTATCTCCGAGGAAGAGTATGACAAGCTCAAGAATATTATGGCTTCAACTCTTTATAATGGTTACAGATACTGCACCACTCTAGGGCAACTTCAAAAAATAGATATTTATGTAGTAGATATCGAAGGAGTTAGAACCTTAATGGATAACTATGACTTATTAAATCGACCCATATATATCATATTATTTGAGACAAATGTATATAAGCGTATACATAGAATGATAGACCGTGGAGATAGTGATATGCAGATTGTTGGCAGATTACTTACAGATGAAGAATATGAATGGTTTGAAAAACTCAAGCAAGTAGTCGGAAACAAGATTAAAATTCATTCAGTTAATGCAAACTTCGAGCTGGAAAACGTATATAACACAGTAAAAGATATTATTGAAAGGAAGCAAATAAATGAATAACACTGAAATAATTTTTGTAATTGATAAGTCTGGATCTATGGATCATTTAGTAGGGGACACTATTGGAGGCTTTAACGGTTTTATTAAGAGCCAGAAAGCCCTAGATGGCAAAGCTACTCTTACTACTGTGCTGTTTGATACCACATGGAGAATGCTCCATGATGGCATTGACATTCACGAAGTAAAACCCATGACTACTACAGACTATACTGCTTTTGGCGGCACCGCAATGCTTGATGCGATTGGCGAAGTAATTAACAGAGTTCAAGATAGACACGACGAGCTTGGCGCAGAAAGACCCGAAAATGTACTCTTTGTAATTACCACTGATGGTGAGGAAAATTCTAGTCGCAAGTTTACTAAGTCTCAGATTGAGAAGATGATTAAACATCAGACTAATGGACACGGTTGGAAGTTTATGTTCCTCGGAGCAAATATGGACGCTGTTAAGGAAGCGGAGAGTATAGGTATTAATAAAGATTGGGCAACCAATTATACTTATACAGCCCAAGGTACTTCTGCGGCCTATGCGACAATGGACTGTTTAACATCTTCGCTTAGATCCACAGGAGATTATCTGAAAGACGTTACTTTAGCTAGTGCCTATGCAAGTTCTATGGCGAATACCGATGGTGTCAGTGCCACACAAATCACAGCACAAAATTAATGTAAAACGTAAAAATAAGGGATGGCGTTTTGCCATCCCTTTTATTATTAGGAGTGATAAAATGAAATATATTGATAAAGGAATGGTATATATTCCAATAAATAAAGATACTACCAAAGGAGAAATGGACCAGCTTAAGGCGCAACATTCTAATAAAACAGTGGTATTTTTAAGAAGTGGAGATAAAGATATGAAAACAATTTTGGGAGAATTAATAAGGGCCAGGTTAAACCCCTAGCCCTTTTACATATATCTTTGAATCCATATGCTTATTCTATTTATAATTTCGAAACCCGCACCTAAGTTGGTGATTCTGTGGATGCTCACTAGGTCAGTACATATTTCGAATCCATCTAACATTTCTTCCTTGGTCGCTACGCAACAGTAGGGGATAGCTCTATTCCCAAATCTTTCTGATTGTGATAGCATCACATAACCCTTCTCAACAAATTGATCTAATATTTTTACCATATTGTCCCTTGATATAGAATCAGTTTTTCTAACTTCAGAAATTAGCTTTGTAATACCGAAAGTCGAAACCTTTGTGATATAATCTATAACTACACGCTTAATTCTATCTTCCTTACTCATTCTTATTAAAATATCATCCTTAAAGATTGACCCTAATTCTCCATTTAATTTAATTTCAATAGTACTATCTTCATAAACAATTATTTTATCTATAAGAATATTTAATTGTCTATTAGTAAACTCCGGCGATTTCAATATACTATCAAATACTTCTAAGGCACTTTTGAAGTTCTTTTTAATTTCACTTTTGCTCTTATCAATATTTTCAAATTCTTTAAGCTGAGTTTGCATTGTTTCAATAGACAACATTTTCTCCATTTGCATCTGATTATACATTTCTGCAATCATTTCTTCCATATTTTGATTTTCTTTAATTTCTTTGACTTTTCTCTCCATTATTATCTTTAATTCCAATTTAGCATTTTCAATATTCTTCTCTAAAACACGCAATCTATTTTCCATTCCGCTTGATTGTTTTACTTCCTCCATAATAATACTATCAAGTGATCCAATCATTTCCTTCAACACTGCTCTACATAGTTGTAAATAATCTCTTACTATTAAATTTAATTCATCTCTCTTTATGCTATGAGCACTACAAAAATCTTTGCCTTTCTCTCTATAATTTTTACAAGCATAACTGGTTATTCCTTCATCTCCATAATTATTAATCGTTAAACTTCTTCCACAATCTCCACATTCAAGCAATCCTGCATACTCATTAATAAATTTTCTTTCCCCTTTATATGTATTTTCAGTACCTCTTTTCTTGTTTAAATTTTGTACAAAATAAAATAACTCTTTGGATATTATCGGTTCATGCGCATCTTCAAACACATAATGTTGTTCTTTATCCAATCTCTTTTTAGCCCCATTAATTCCAACTGTTTCATGCTTCTTGGTTCTAAGCGTTCCAATATAAAAATCATTTATAATTGTTCTTTTTATCATATCTGCTGTCCACGTTTCATTGATTGGTCGTTTAGACGATAAACCCTTTTGTTTTTTATATTCAGTAAAAAACATATTGGGAGTAGGGAACCCAAGTTCAGTAAGTTTCTTTGCTATCCTCATATACCCATAACCATCAGCATATAACTCAAAAATTTTTTTAACTATTAAAGCTGCTTCTGGTTCGATATAGTATTTATTTTTAATAAATGGATCTTTAATATATCCAAACGGTACTTGTCCTGTAAGTGCCGCAGTTTCTTGCATAATACTTAAGGCATTTCTAACTTTACGACTACCTTCAACTACATAACGTTCATTCATCCAAGTCTTAATACCTATCATATCATCAGAATCTGTAGCACTATCATAATTATCATCAACTAAAATAACTCTAACTCCATGTACCTTGGCTCTCTCTAAGAAAAGTAGAACATTTGCGTTATGTCTTCCTAGACGAGATAAATCTTTGGCGATAAGGACATCTACTCGATTTTCATCAATTAAATGCATTATTTCGTTAAATGCTGGTCTGTCCATAGTATATCCGCTATAACCGTCATCCTCAAATGATTTATCTATTGCAATTCCTTTTTCCTTTGCGTATCTTTGAATAATTTTCTTTTGGTTTTCTATAGAAGTATAATGCGCCTTATCTTCATCTCTAGAAAGCCTGCTATAATCTAAATTCATTTTATGCACCTCCATAATAAATATTATACAATATTATAAACTTTCTGACAATACTTAGGTGCATAAAAAGTTTTTGGTAAAAAAAGAAGAGTCGCCATAATCGACGACTCTTACTCTTACCCATTTAATAACCCCATCAGCAAGTCCCTTGGGCTAGTTGGAACTGCCTGTTCTCGTGTAAATGATAACCCCTTTAGTGGCTCCAATGGTGCAAAATCTTGAATGAAGTTGCCGCTATTCATATTCTTGACAGTTTCTTCAAATTTATTCTTGAATCTTAAAATTCTCTTTTGTGGGAATTGAAGACCCGCCACCACAACAAGTGTAGTTGCCTCAGAAATACCTGAGAAGACATCATAAATTCCATTAAACTCTTTAGATATAGAGTTGGTGTCAAGAGATCTATTTGATGTAGAAATTGCCAAGTAGTAAGCGGTTTTTGAGGCGATGTCTGCATAAATTCCATTGTGTATACTTTCTATTATCTCAGGGGCAGTGCTCTTGGCCTTGCTTGACTTTCCGATAACTGCAATCCCAGGACAAGATAAAACTTGTTTACGCTCAGCCTTATCGATATTTCCATACATACTTGTATTTTTAAGAGTAATAAAACTATCCAACTCTCTAGCGAATCTGCTATTAATAGCAAATTTATCATATTTTGCATTGTCCAATAGGAATGTTGCACCAAGATTTTTAATCCCCATAATTTCCACACAGGCGTTATAGCTATTTTCTGACGCTTTAGCGCTTTCTTGCTCATCATTAGGTAAAACTATGGCCGGGATACAAACACGTCCTATTTGGGCTAAATAAGCCATCAAAGGCACGCTTAATCCAGAACCTGTTCCTCCGCTTGCGCTGAATGCACAAATAATATATTTTTGCGGTAGGAGCGTAGTAATCTTATCTACAATATCACCAATATGTTCTGAGGCAAGTTGTAGTACCTTTTTTCTGTCCTTAGCAACACCATCTGCTCCCGGAATATGAATTTTATGCGTACCTTTAATTGTTGCCAAATCTTCTTGACTCGTATTAACATAGACAGTAGTATAACCCAAGTTTTCAAACTCCTTGCCAATATTTCCTCCACACTGTCCTAAAGCTAAAATTCCAAATTGTTCTCTCATTATAACATCTCCTTCAATAAGTTTAATCCATTATCTGTTACATAATATGTGAAAAATTTTCCGTCCTTAACACCTTGTGCAATATAGTTCTCGGATTTAAGATAGCGAAAAGCTCTATTTAATGTCGTATCACTTTTACCTATTGCACAATAATTCTTTATCTCTTCTGTTGTAATAGCAGTGCCTGCTGACGTTGCCTTATATTTGGATAATATTGTAATTAAAATCAAATGAGTTCGATTGATGCCCATTGATAGCACTCCCCTTCCGTTCATATTCATTTAGGTGCAATCACCACCATAAATTTATGATAGCACTTTGAAAGCATCATTGTCAAGCACCTTGACATCATTTTTTTATTTTATTATAATATTTTTGAGGTGATAGAAGTGGTAATGAAAGAAGGAACACAAACGATAACTTTCCGTATTCCGCAAGAACTAAAATTACAAATAGAAATAGAGGCCGTAAGACAAGGAAGATCGGTTAATAATTTATTAAAGTATATAGTAGAAGGATATTTAAAAGAGCAAGACAACTTAAAGCGTAAAAAATAAGGGGATAGCAATAGCTATCCCCTTAAATTTTAATAACCTCTAATATCTTCAATAAAACAATGATTTTTCATTCTGTAATCATATGCCTCATCAATAAGTCTTACTGCGGTATCAACCTCACCATTTTCTTTATTATACTTGGCAAGAATTGCGTGATATTCCTTGTTAACTTTATAAATACGATTGAATTCTTCTCTTGACGCCAACGCACTATCATCGGCAACAATTCTAGCAAAATCCAAGATTCTATTTCTATTGGCATTAATATATAAATCTAAAGTAATTTCATTATTTTCATCTAGCTTATCTTTTAAAAGAATTAACTCATTTAATGCCTCATCGTAAACTTTTGCACGGCTATTTACCCATGCCATCCATGTATCTCTTTTAGCAATATTGTCTGCGTCGTAGTGCGAATTAATTTCACTTAAAGTCTTTTGTACATCTTCTAAAAGTTTTTGTTGTTGAGATTTTTCACTCTTTTTTCTTTTAAAGTATTTTCTTATTTTAACAAACTCAGGCACAGCTTTGCCCATTAGTTCAAGAATTTCGCCAATGAAATTAAGAATTAAATATCCTACAACTATTATAGTTATTATTGTAGTCGGCATTCCTAAGAACTCTACCGCCTTAATTATATCTCCCATTGGTTTCACCTCCTGTCATAAAATATTTTATTCTGTTATCCTCGATAGGAGGTTCTTTTATTTCCATCTGCCAATTGCATAAGCATCAACAAGATACCCAATATTATCTGCACCGTCAGATGCTAATGCGTACCAAATAAATTTACTTTTTGTTGAAGCAGCGCCTCTTGCTGGCATAGCGAATCCACTGCCAAGATATATTTGATATTGGACGTTTGGATTTGATATAAAAAGACCTAACGGAAAATCAGCGGAGCCGGTATATCCATGCATACCATTCCAAGTCGTGTATTTAGTAATAGTTCCAGATATTGTGCGCCAACATTCTGCAACTCCGCTATTCCACTGGCGAACATCCCATGCGCCCATATTTCCTTGGAATATAACAAAATCTT